CACCCTGGCAGGCCGCACCAATTGAGACCCGCAACGCGGGCACTCGATCCCGTATCGAGCCATGTATGTAGGCGTGATCCAACGCAACCGGCCACATTCCTTACACCGTCCGAACATCTTCAAATGCCCTCCTACCCCTCCATATACGGAAGCGGGGGGCAGGGACCGGAGGGGAGAAAATCCCTGCCCCCCTTACGGGAGGGAGACTAGATCGCCCGCACGAAAACCTTAGTCAGGCTGGGCGTAGCCGTCGCATTCGTGGCCAACGCCACAAACACCGGCAACTGACCCTTAAGGTCCCCATCCGTACCGTACGCAAGATACGTTTTCCCATTCACAAGAATCAGAGAGACCCCAGGAACGAAATTCGTACCCACGCCATACGTCAGCGTCTTCACGGGACCATACGCCACGATCTTCGAGGTGTACTCGGCTGTACCGACCGCTTCTTCCGCAACACCCGCAACCAGCTTGAAGCTGGCCGTGGCCGGTGCCACGAATGTACGCACGTCAGCGGCACTCGAATCCCAACATACGGGAGTTCCCGCCGCTACAGCCGCGCCCGTTCCGTTGTACCCGGTCAGATAGCACTTTTCCGGGCCATCGTCGGAACCAATACCATGCAACAGTTTCCAGTTCATGTCAGTCCTCCTTACGACAGTTTGACGCCTTCGTGAAGCCCCTGCTTGGCGCAGTTGGTGCAGATGAGTTCACCCATCCAAAGCACCTTGGCAACGAAAGCATCCTGGTTTTCGGGGGACTGCAACGCGGTGACCTTGAAATTCCGCTGCGGGTGGTACTTCAACTGCATGAAACGGCTGTTGATGAAGAACGCCTTTTCAGCTTTCCCCGCGTCCTGCGGACAGTCGTAATCATGAATCAACGTCGCACCCATGAACTTCAGATTGGTAAACCCGGCATCCGCCGCATTGGTGTTCACGAACCGCTGACCGATCTTCGAGCAGGTACGGTCGTAATACATATAGTAGTTTTCGCTGCCAAGAATCAGGTCGGGATACCGATCCTTCTTCCCACCAGCCGCAAGACGACCGCACTTCAACCACAGCTCCACCATGTCATTCCGCATCGTCGGAACGTTATTGGTGGTATCGTAATACGCGGCGTTGGTATCCTTTCCCTGATTCCGCCACCACGCCTCATTCGCCCGATTGATCCCGAACAGCGTGCCGGTCGTGGACACTTCCGCGATAATCGCGCCAAGACCAGTTATCTGTTTGCTGTCGTTGCCCGTGCCATCCGAATAGAACCGCTCGTTCATCTGCTGTTGCAGACTCTCAATCGCATTCTTCTCTTTCTGCTCAAGCAGATCGAAAATCTTCTGGCCCGTGTTAATCATCCGGTCACGACCGCTGATCACAATCGACTTGTACGCCTGCTTCCAGTTCGCATAGGCAATCGTTACATTGTCCTGCTCGGGAAGCGTGAACTCATCGAACCCGCTGTAGGATTCTTCCGAATCATCCAGTCCGTACTCAACCGCCCATTCAATCCGCGTACCGCCGTTAACCGGCTTGTACTGGCCCTTTCGCTTGAGCCAGTAAAACAACGGGATCTGCTGGCTAATCTGGTTCTCATAGCCCTGCGAGCGCCGCTGAAGCGTACTGGACAACACAACATCATTGACAAGGCTTTGCGATGTTGCCGCCATTGTTCAGATACTCCTATTGCTCCAAATTCGCCGCCGAAGCGCCCATCACGGCCTGAGCCGATTCCCACATGGATTCGCTCTCGCGGAACCCCGTCAACGGGTTCGCACTTGGCCCTGACCGCATGGCCTCTAACGCGGCTTGCTGTTGTCGCTGTTTCTGCGTATGCGCATGGCGTATCCCCTGCTCCATCCAATACTGTTGGATCACATTCGGGGCCACCTGCATCAACGCCTGTTCCACCGTCAAATTGCGATTCTGCTGAAGCACCCCCGCGATTTGCGTCAGATACGGTTGAATCCTGTCATTACCGTATTTCGCCGTGATCGCATTTGCTTCCATCTGTTTCGCATTCAACCACTGCTGGTTCTTCAACTCCTCGATGCTGCGCTTCAACGTGCCGATCTCGTCACCGTTGATCGCAGACTTCATCCGACTTTCAACCTCATCGCGGATCACCGTCTCCATGATCTCTAGGACCTGCTGGGCTTCGGGTTCCATCGATGCGCGGGTAATCGGAGGAAGCCGGTCGAGGATTCCTTTCATTTCCGCTACTTGTGCTTTGGTCGGCTGCTGTCCCATCTGCTGCATATACTGCATCTGAGAGACATAAGCCATCTGGCGTTCCAGTTCCCGCCGCTGCTCGGCAAGCTCCTGGGTCTTTCGGGTGTAGTCCGCCTGCATTGATCGCCGCATAGATTCAAGGTCGGGGTTGTCCACCGGAGTTTCCAGCGGAGACCCGCTCGTCTCCTTCGGCATACCAATACCGCCGGTTACACCCTTGTCCTCAACAAACGAATCACCCGCGCTGTTGCCATATTCGTTTCCGGGTGCCAGTGCATCCGAGAATACATCCTCTGCGGGTTCAACGTTCTGACCGCCAAGCGCGGCCTGCTTCAACTCGTCCATGTTTGCTCCTTGCCGATTGCTGCGATTGCCTATGGCGTCATCACAGTTCAGCCCGTAAATTTCACCCACCTATCAACGATCTTTGCGATAGTCTCAATCGAGGGCAGATCGGGCAACGCCCCATCCGCCTTGAGACTGTCCACAAACTTCATTACCTTCCCGTTCTGCGCCTCAAGCATGTCCAGCTTCGATTGCAGCACCGCTATTTGCGCCCTGATTTCGCTTGCTTTATCCGTTGCCAGACTCATCATAGAACCCCCATTTCATGCCGCGTGCGCTCGTAATCTTCCTTGAACGACCCCATCTTCACCGGCTGCCGTTTGCGGGGCGTGTTAAATTCATCCGCCGTGACCCGCATCACCCCATTCGCTTGGCACACGTCTTTCTCGTGGTTCCGACTGCGAATCAACATCGGCTCCCCCGTGATATGCGGCGTCACGTACTCATGAAAGATGCTAATCTGCATCGGCTTGAACGTCCGCACCGTATTCCCCTCGCACTGGGGACATACGCTGGTCTTGGGCACTTCGCTCGCCTTGTAATACTCGATGTACTCCTGCTCGCAATCGACGCATTCAAAACTGTAATGAGGCATTAGCGCGGTCCACCCTCAAAAATGCGCCGACTCAGAAACTGTCCAATCTGAGCCGGGTCCGTTTCCCACGGCATTTGATTCATGTTGTTCACCGGCGTACTGGCCGGAAGCTGTGCCTGTGCTTCCTGCGGCGTGGCTGGCGCGTCGTTACCCTGCGGCCCTTCCAACTGCATCGGCGGGGGAGCCATCGGCGGCAACTGAACAATGATCCGTTCCGGGTTCCTGAATACTTCCGTGTTGCGAAGATAGGTCCGTACCAGCTCTGGTACGTTCAAGGTGAATCCCATCTGTTGCAGGTAGGGCATCAACGGGATCAACTGGGCCATCGCATCAATCGTCTGCCGGACGCGAACGCTCTTATCCACGCGCTCAGTAGACCCCGGTTCAATCGTCACCTCGTAATCGGCGGCAACCAGGTCTTGAGACAGAGACACCATCTGCCAGACGCGGCCATCATCCCCCACCAGCGGTACCACCCGTTCCGGTCCCCAGAACTGGCGTAGCATAGACACGTCTTTGCGCGTGCTCTTGACCAATGCCCGTTCCAGAAGAAACCGCATGTCCCCCACGCGCAACCCGCTTTGCTGCTGGATGTAAGATGCTTCGGTCGCCGTCTGGACCCCGTGACCGGACCCTTGCGACAACTCCGATATGCCCGACACTTCATCGAGGTCGCGCTGGAACAATTCCGTCAGTTTCCACGCATCCCCCGCTATCGGAACATGCGGGAAAATCTCAAGCGCGTCACTGATACGGTCCGCGCCCATCACCTCAACAAAGCTGTTCGTGTTCGTTACGAACTTCCGCACATCTTCCGGATTCACGGAACCCGTGCGGAACGCCCCCCGCGTTGCTCCCCATCGTTGCAGATGATCCATCATCTGCGTGCGCATCTTGTTCAGGACCTGAATCTGATCACTGAACGAATCCGCATAACTGATACCCCAAAAGTCGTCATCGTCAGGAAGGAACTGCAAAAACACATACGGGCCTTCCTGACCAAAAAACGGATACGGTTTCACCAGCAACGGACGGTCAAGCCCCCATTTCCACACAATGACCGTCTGCGTTACCTTGTCAAAAATCTCATACAGCGTCACCATCGACGAATCGCGGGACACTTCATCTTCCCGCCAACTCGATGTGGTTGCCGACGGATCGTTACCGTGTTCCGCGTGCCCCGTAGGCTCTACCTGTGAACGCGCTTCCTTGTCATACCGGCTGTCTCGAATCACGTCCACAAACGGACGGTTGATTACATGCGCAAACCACCGCGCTTCATCCGATGTCCTCGCCTCCGGATCAACCAGAAAATCAAACGGGCTGATAGACTTCTTCCACGGATGCCCGTACCGGATCGCCGTGTTGTG